TGTTATTCCAAAACGACAGTACATCACCTTACTACGATAGGCCGTCTTATTGGGTTGCGTCATCAAGCACGTTTTTATCACCTTCATTGCCGACAAGATGGAATGTTGACATCACATTTCAGGTGTCAGGTCAGTCCGTTCCCAGCAACACCTACTTCACATACAACGCTTCGATAAGGAATTTAAGCACTTCGGGCGACATTACTTCTTTTAGCAACGCAGTTGGATATACAGGGCGCAACATCACCTTTCGATTTTCCGATGTAACGATTCCCCCAAATAGTTCCATAAACCTTGGATTCAGGTTAGACACAGTTTTTTTCTTTGCTTATAGCATACTATCAGGCGCAACGGTGCAATGGACTTGCCTCGAAAATCCGTTGAGCATTGGAACACTCGATATGCGAACGGCCCTGCCTGCTGATGTGAAGCAAGGCGACCTCCTGCAAGATTTGCAGAAGATGTTCAACCTGCACATCATGGCCGATGCCCAAGACCCGAAACTCTTGTACATTGAGCCTTGGGTGGACTTCTATGCTTCGGGTATGGTGGATTGGTCGCAAAAAGCCGATGAGAATGCCGAGCAGATTCTCACCAACGGCGACCCCAATGCCAGCACCAACCTCATCTACAAGTACAAGGATATGGGTGACTACCTGTCCAAGGACTACAAGCAGAGGTATCCGCTTGCAAGGGAAGGCTACGGCGGTAAGCTATTTTCAACGCAAAATTTCTACGGAAAAGGCGACAAGGTAGTAGAAACTTCGTGCGGTACGCTCATCCCTGCATCGTTCAGCACGGACAAGATTGTGGGCAGGACTTGGGATATTGACGGCACTCTTGCCAGCGGAACGGTCAAGTCCTTGCAGACGGGTTACCGCTTGGCGCAATACAATTTGATTGAAGGGCAAACCGAATGGGCATACCAGTACGGAGTGAGCGGCAACGTGGCCCTTTCGGTGGGTATTTTGAGAATGCCCTTCATCAGCCACATAGACAACCCCTACGCTCCAACCTTCGACCTTGCCTTCGAGATACCTCGCTTGGTGTACTACAGCGCAGTGAACGCAAGTGGCAGCACCATCAACTACACCAATAACAACCTGTTTAACAAGTACTGGAAGAATTATGTGAACGAAACCGTGAGCAAGGAGGCGTTGCAGTTGGAACTCACGATGATGCTGTCATCCGTGGACATCTACCAACTCGACTTCCGCAAGCCGATATACTACGGCGGCATTCGTTGGCGGTTGTTGGAGATTCGTGATTACCTCGTTGGGCAGATGAAGCCATGCCGGGTAACGCTACGCCGAATCCTGAACCTTGCGGAATTTGCACCTGTAACCGATGTGCCGATAGCAAACGACCCTGCATTCCTGTACAACGGGCCGATTACAAGCGACCCATCCGACCCGAACTACGAACCACCCGTAAACCCTGAACTACCCCAACCCGGCGAATAATGGCAGACGTTACAAAAGAAATAGTCCTCAAAGTAAGCGCAAACGATGCGACAGGGCCAGCACTTGAATCGTTAGAAGACAAACTTAATGCCGCCAAGGAGCGGATGCTGGAACTTGCTGCGGCAGGTCAACAAAACACCGAGGAATTTATTCGCTTGCAAGAAGAAGCGGGAGAGTTTAAGAGAACCATTGATGAGGTTGAGCAGTCCGTGGATTCAGTTGCAAGGTCAGGAACGCAAGGAATGCAGCTTTTTGGTGAAGCAGTCACTGCGCTTACCGCTGGGTTTTCACTTGCAACATCAATTACGGCATTATACGGTGAAGAGAACGAAGATTTGCAGCAGGTTATTATGAAGGTGCAGGCGGCAATGGCCATATTAGAAAGCGTCACGGCCCTTGTTGCACTAACTAACAATAGTAGCGCAATTGCAACAACAGCAAATCGCATTGCGTTGGCTTTGTACAATAGAACGGTCAATAGCACAATTATATCATTAAGAGCATTTAAAACAGCACTGGCCGCAACAGGTATTGGAATCATTGCTTTGGCCGCTGGTCTTGCCGTTCAAAATTGGGATAAACTTCGTCAACTTCTTGGACTTCCACCTGACAACTCTAAAGCCATTCAAGCATTGGAACGAGAGATTGCGGTATTGGAGGCGATGGGAACGAGCGTTGAATTGCTCAATGAAAAGAGAATAACCCTTATTAATCTGCAAGCCGAGCAGATGAAAGGGCAGGAAAAACTCAATAAACTTAACGAGATAGATGTCTTAAATGCGTCAAATAGTTTAAGAATTAAAACCGCCAACGTGGCTTTGGATGAAAAAGGCATCGAGGTCACGCAACAAGAATTAGAATTGCTACTACAAAAAGCAGGATATTTAGCGGATATAGTTGAAGAAAGCGAAAACCTTGAAACTGCTACAAAAACTCTCACGTTAACCAGTCAATCAAGTTTTTCGGAGATAATAAAAAAAGCGCAAGAATTACACAAAGAGCAGACCAACAACTACTACGCACGAAGGGCTTTGGCTCAAAGCGAACAAGAACAACAAGCAATTGATGCTGAAGAGTCGATGCGTTTGCTTAAACTTCAAAACGACTTAGAAAAAAGTTTGTTTGAAATAAAGAAAAGAGATACGGAAGAATTTAACAATTTTTTTAGAAAAGAAAGAGATACTGAATTAAACGCTCTCGAATACGAAGCAAGTGAAAAAACTCTGCTACTTCAAAATGAAAGGGCAACAAAATTGGCTGAAGCGGCATTGGCTCTTGGGGATACGGAAGATTTTCGTGAAAAAGAGTTAGAAATAAACAAACTTTATGATGATTTGCAAACAACTCAAGATGAGATTACTGCTGAAAAAAGAAAGTTAATAAAACAGCAGCAGCAAGCAGAAAACATCAAGCAGGTAATGGTTGGCGTAAACGCCCTTGCTGATTTATCAAAAGCAAGTAGTGCGGCAGAGGTTGAGCGTGCTGATAGAGCGAAGGAGGATGAGATTCTTGCACTCGATAGGCAATTGAAGGACAAGCTAATTACCCAAGAATTCTACGAGCAGCAAAAAGCGGCCATTACCGATAAGTACGACAAAGAGGCTGAAAAGTACGAACGCAAGCAATTTGAATTGAACAAGGCCGCTGGTATTGCAAATGCAATGGTAAGCACATACCTCGCCGCAACTCAAGTTCTTGCGTCAACAAAAGGAGGGCCAACTGCACGGTTTATCGCAATGGCGGCAACCATTACTGCGGGTTTGGCGCAGGTTGCGGTCATAAGCAAGCAGCAGTTCCGAGGCAGAACGGCAGGCAAGATGTCAGCAACCGAAGCCATAAGCGGAGGAGGCGGTAGTTCTACGGCAACTCCATCGCCTACATTCAGCAACCCTAACACGACCATGCTTGGAACGGATGGTGCTGCGTTAAACGCCAATCAAGCCAACCAACCCATGCGAGCCTATGTCGTGGAGAGGGATATTCAGCAAACCACCAGCAGGGTGCGGCGTTTGTCCGAATTTGCAACATTAGGCTAACCCCTACATCTACCCCCATGGAGTTACCTGTGTACCGAATGACCGTGGACGAAGTGGACGAAGGAGTGCAATTCGTGGCCTTGGTCGATATGCCCGCCATTGAGAAACCCTTCCAAGCCTTCGCCAAGACCCGGCAACGGTTCGCCGAAACAGGTGAACGCCGTGTGCTTACCGGGCCGCTGATGCTGGCAGATACGCCCATCTTTCGCAAGGATGACACTTACGGTGAATACTATGTGGTATTTGACAAGGCTACCATCCGCAAAATCGTGCAGAAGTACTTCAAGCAAGGGAATCAGCACAACGTGAACGCCTATCACAACGCCGAACTCGATGGCGTGTATATGTTCGAGTCCTACATCACCGATGCCGACCGTGGGGTGATGCCGCCCAAGGGCTACGAGGACACTCCTGATGGAAGCTGGTTCGGTTCCTTCAAGGTCGAGAACGATGAGGTTTGGGATAATCGGCACGCCTTCAAGGGTTTCTCAGTGGAGGGACTATTCGGCATGAAGAACACAGGCACGGAACTTGAGGTCGCTCTCGCTGGCCTTGCAGATGACTTGACACATTTTTTGCAACATATTCAACCCACCTACAAATCCCTATAATCTATGAACCTGAAATCAGCTATCGAAACGCTCCGCACCGAACTGCGGAAGTTCACCACCCAAAAGCAAGCATTCGCCGACTACAAGTTGGCTGACGGCACTGTCATCCGTGTGGATGGCGACCTCGTTGCCGGGACTCCCGTTTACGTCATCACCGCAGACGAAACCTTGCCCGCCCCTGATGGCGAGCATCAAGTCGAAGGCGTTGGCGTGGTCAAAACCGAAGGCGGCAAAATCACCGAAGTGGTTGTCGCAGAAGCCCCAGCACCTACCGAAGTTGCGGCCCAAGAGGTGGAAATCGAAGTTGCCCCCGAAGCACCCGAAATGCCCGAAGCACCAGCAGGCGCAGGATTGTCACCCGAAGCCGTGCAGGAAATCGTTGCCAAGCACCTTGCCGCTATCGTGGAAGAACTCAAATCCGCAATGGCGATGGAACTCGGAAGCATGAAGGAGAAGATGGCCGCCTTTGCATCGCAGATGGAAACCATGACCGACATCGTGGAGAAGGTCGCTGAACTTCCAACCGAAGCCCCAAAGCCTACTGCATCCGCAATCGTGGAGCAACGCAAAGCCTCTGCCCAGCAGAACTTCAACGCCCTTGCCCAAGCAATCCAAAACCTTAAAAAATCCAATTAATCCTTAACCCCCCAAAAACCAAGCCATGGCTTATTCATTCGTTTCCCCGCTGACTACTTACACCGAGCAGCAGCGCCTCCCCCTCATCACCAAAGCGGTATTCGCCGCTCGTTCTGCTGCCTTGTTCACCAAGCAGGTGGGCATCAAGTCAGCCGCCGCCCTTAACCTCATGGATACCGATGCAAACATCGGGTCAGGAACGGTCTGCGGATGGTCTGCAACTGGCAACACCTCATTCACTCAGCGCAACATCACCGTTGGTGTAATGAAAATCCAAGAGGCTCTTTGCCCTCGTTCCTTGGAGCA